AAAAAAAAAAAAATTTCAGGATTTAATTTTCTGACCTATTTTATAGTGAAAAAGGAAACATAATTTTTAATGTTATGGCAAGGTTCAACAAAGAGATAGTTCAGAAGATCACTGAACTGGTTATGGCAGACAGTTATACAGTTATTGAAATCTGTAAACAAGTTGGGATTACCCAAAGCACATATTACGACTGGGTAAGCAAAAAACCAGAGTTTTCAGAGTCCTTAAAAAAGGCAAAAAGTAACTTTCGGGATACAATGAATGTTGAGGCTAAACGTTCGCTCCGGAAGCTCGTCTGTGGATATACTTTTAATGAGGTCAAAACAGTGACTATTCCCAAAAAGAAAAGGTATGAGCCGGGTGAATCTCAAGAATTCATTGAAGAAGTTACAATCATTGAAAAACATGTTCCGCCCAATACTGCGGCTATAATTTTCACATTGACTAACGGTGATCCGGATAACTGGAAAAATCGATTGAACAGCAACGTAGATTTGAAAGCTGATATAACTGGATCGGTTCCTATTAAAGAGTGGCTGAAGTCAAAAGCGGTACCATTGAAAGATAAAAAATGATTGAGAAATGACTGCACGTAAAAAACCAGAGGAAAAGAAGCCGGTTGGCCGCAAGTCTGAATTCAAAAGCGAATACATTGAACTTGTATTCAAGTATGCCCTACTAGGTGCTACAGATGTAGAAATGGCTGATTTCTTTGGTGTTACTGAAAGAACATTCAATACATGGAAGAAGTCCTTCCCCGAATTTCTTCAGTCCATAAAAAGGGGCAAAGCTATAGCCGATGCAAACGTGGTTTCAAAGCTATATTCCCGGGCTATTGGATATGATTACCAGGAGATTCATGTTGAGAAGAAAGGCCGCAAAGTGGTATCTCGAAGGACACTTAATAAACACATGGCGCCTGAGACAACTGCCCAGATATTTTGGTTGAAAAACAGGCAGGCTGACAAATGGAGGGATAGAATTGATAATAAAATTACTGGAGATATTACCCTAAAGAGCGAACTGGATAAGCTATCTGAAGAGGAGCTGCTGCGCATCATTAATAACGGGCCATTATCTGCCGAGGATGATAAGGAAAGGGACTAATAAAAGAAAAGTATCACATGAAATGAATCCCGTGCCATTGTGATCACTAACGAAACTAATAACAGTAAAAAATTTTTATTTTCCGAAAATTCCCAATTTAAAAAAGCAAAGCACTAAAAAGATAAACTCCTTAGTGCTTTACGGTCATCGAATCCGTAGAATCGAGACTACAAATATACAATATTTCTTTTTCGTACGTACATAATTGATCAAAGGGTGTGGTTTCGGTCACATCCTTTTTTATTCCAGGATCGGTATAACCCGGGAGCGAATTCGCTGGTGTGTGATGTTGTGTATCAATTTGAAAGTTGAATATTCGCATTATCCACTATTAACAGGCATTTTGAATGATTGGATTTCTGACTCGAAATCAGAAATTTCATATTTTCCAATACAATTGTGCACAAATCAGGCCTTTTTGCGCCCAGTTTTTAGTTTTGAGGCTACGGCCTTGGCTTTCTCTTTTTCTTTTTCTTTTGCAGCTTTCATTTCAAGCGATTCAAAAACTTGTTTTCTGACCATGTCCAATATCTGAATAACACTGGTTCCTTCCATTGTCATGGTTATTTTGCCATCATAACCTTTCCGTATGATTGACTCCATCATAAGTCTGGCATTTGCGCATTCGGACCTCAGATAATGTATCTTTGATCTGACAGAGTTTCCAGTTGAATAGGCGGTTATCCATTGCCTTTGTCTCCAATGTATGATCTCTTTCGCCCCATAAATTTTATTGGCCTGAGATGCACTGTATCGCTCCGGGATCAGATCGAGCTTTGTGAGCGTGTTCGTGACAGTAATATCGATAAGGGCCGCGATATATTCAATCTCTTCTCTTTCCATGGGATTAAGGTTTATTCTTTGGGTTTGACAAAACCTATCGGGTTCCGGACGGGATTGGTTGATTGATCAAGACCTTTCTGTTTACTGGCCAGTTCTGATAAAGCCAGGTATATTTCATCAAAGCTTTCCTGATTATCTTCTCCCATATCATTTAAGGCCTTCAGGTTTTCTTCGCTTTGTTCCTCCAAGGCTTGCACATGCTGCCAGAGTTCCTTTATTTCGACTGAAACGGATGATTGCAGAGCCAAATAATTACGCATCGACACAAAGGCCCTCATTATGTTGCGATTTATCTCAATAGCAGTTTTTGAGTTAAGAACACTACTAAGCATCGATACTCCTAACTCTGTAAACGCAAAAGGAAGATATTTTATATTACTTCCGCGGCCTTTGTTCAAGGTGCCAATTTGGCATCTTGAAAGTTCTTCCCGGGTTAATTCAAACATGAAATCTTCGCCCTCGAAGCGCTCAATATTCCTTCTTACGGCGCGTTTTAACTGGGCTGTTTCAGTGCCGTACATTTCGGACAAATCGAAGTCAAGCATAACACGTTGGCCCCGGATTTCATAAATTTTGCTTTGGATGATTGATAGATCCATTGAATTATTCTTTGGTTACTTTCAACTTTGCGCCGCAATTCGGGCAGGTGAACTCATCAGACTTCGGCTGCTCAAACAATTCTGAGATTGATACTTCCATGGCATTAGCGATCTTTTGAAGTGTGTCAGTAGTTGTATTGCTACCGTTGATGATTCGACTCAATGCCGGTGCCTGAATATCCATTCGTTTAGCTACATCGGCAATTGTCAAACCCTTTTGTTTTGCAATTTCTTTCACTCTTAACATTTGTGTTATCTTTTAAAATTTTATCAAAAGTACAATTATTTGTATATACATGCAATAATATTTAAAAAAATAACCTGACGAGTTAATTATTATTGAAAAAAATTTGGAGTTAATTAACCTATGTGTTATCTTTGACTCAATAAAATAACTCAACAGGTTAATATTATGAACTCAAAACTTAATTTTCGCAGCGTGGTTTTCAAAAGAGCTTACATCATAGCAAAGCAAACCGGATGTTCTTTCTCATCAGCATTAACCCAGGCATGGACCCGATATCGTAATTACAAAGCTCAGACAGTTGCCGAACTGACAAACCAGATCAAAGGTTTTGATTTCTACTATCAGTATTCGGATGATATCCGGACATACCGGTACTGGTCAAAACTTCAGGATGAGATACGCAATCAGCTATCAACTCTCCCAGGCAGCTTCATTTCTGCCATTGCTCAGCATTTCCAACCACAACAGATAAAATCATTCATCTAATACCCAAAATCATGAAAACCTCAGATTTAAGCCAATTAATGAAAACAGCCTGGCAGTTCTTCAGAACTACCGGCTTCGAATTCTCAGTATGTCTTAAACGAGCCTGGGCCAATTTCAAGCTTTTACAGGCACTCAAAAAGGGAATTGTGAAATTCTACTTTCAAAAGGTTGACGGTTCAATCCGTGAAGCTTGGGGAACTCTTAACGAAAAATATTTGTCAAAGCACACAGGTGAAGAAAGCAACAGGAGAAGAAACGAAACGGTACAACCCTACTTTGACACCGAATGCCAGGAATGGAGATGCTTTAAGAAATTGAATTTAGTTGTTTAAATACGATACACTATGAAAAATCGATCAAAAAGAAAACCGGTGAGCGTGCAAAAGAAACACGCTCACCTGGTCCCAGCCACCAATCAAGTATTTCAGATGTTGGTCAACTCTCTCAATGAGACCCGGGCTGAAGATCTCCTTGTCCGGATGCTATTACAGTCACAAATCAAATAACATCAATCAAATAAGATCAAAGATTATGGAAAAGAACGAAACACAGGAAAAAATCAAAAACGGAACCATTCGGATTGAAAAAGGCCGATTGGTAGGTTTGGGAATTAATGGTCAAGAATCACTTGATTTGACTGCTCTTGATAAATTAATGGAGGCTATCTCTCCCGGTGAATTATCAGAAACTTTTGCTGATACGGTAGAACGTCTTGGTTCGCTTGCTATACATCTTTATAAATCCGGGGATTCTGTTCCAGATCCAACCGGCGCTATAATGTGTGGCGTTCCTGATGAGGATGCTTTATATCACATCCATTTAGTTTCAAAATTTTTTAGCAAATAAACATGGATACTAAAACAACAAAGCAGCCTGAAATCAAGGATGGAAAGCTGATAATTAATGGTGATTCGATCGATTTAAACGCTTTGGAGGAGCTTCTACAATTGGCTGATCTTAGCACCTTCTCGAATTCGATTGAAAACTTGTTCTATAATTTATGTCAAGTCGCCTCTATTCATTCAATGCTTGCCAAAGAAATGAATGATTTGGATGCTGCTGGGTGTTTTCCTGAAATCAAAGACATTTATTATCTGAAGCAACTGAGCGATTCATTCAAAAAAATGCAGCGATGAACGAACAAAACCCAATCAAAGCCGAAATCAAAGACAATAAACTTGTCATTGATAATACTGAAATCAATCTGGAAGGATTGCAGGTATTAGCATTTGTTGATGATCCCAAAAACAAGGGGATCGAACTTCAAGAACTCTTTACATCAATTTCAATAATTTGGTCCATAGCTGCAGATGCCGAGCCGGGAAAGGTTAGCGGTGAGCTGA